CCTACTTTGAATTGTTGTTTATGAAATGTCTACAGGAGAGTCTAATATAGTTGATGAATTTATTGGGGAATGCATGTGGGCTACGCAGACACATGTTCGATCGGTGGTTGACGCTGTGTTGGATACGGTTAACCCGCCTGCGAAACCGACTTTTATGTCGATCCCGCATCGGGTGCCACCAACCACAGCACTATTGGAATCGAAGGATGAAAATCGACGTTTACTACAACATCGATTGGCCGGGCACACCGTCAGCAGCTACACTAAGCGCGGGTTCGCCGAGGCTAATAAATATGTTAAGGTAATCTCACCACGACGTGCCCAGGCTCAGGCAATTGCTGACCGATTGGCGCGTGAGGTGAAAGTCGCTGAAGAGAAAATGGAGGAGAAGCGCGAGGAGAAACAGGATTTGGACAGTCTACCTGACTGCGATAAAACAGATGTTTCGGTTTATTCAGAATCGAAGCTCTTTGATCCTGCTTTTGACCCCCACCCTACCTTTTCACCAGCATCACCTTCGTATGTTCCCCTCACTTCTGTGCGCTTTACGCCACAAAAGAATGTTGAGGAGAAATCTATTGAGAATGCACATTTACCGAGTGCAAAAGGTGTTGAGGCAGCACCTTCAATCTACGGTAACCCCAGGTGTGATATTCACACCAATTTGAACGACAGTTATGAGGCACATAGTGTGCACTCTGGAGTCCCGCCCGAAGCCCTCGTTTTAGGAAAGCCCCCCGCTGTTATTGAACAAGAAGAGTATCTTCGCCAACAGTGTGAGCGTGGCATAACCATCCCCCCGTCGTATTTAGGAAATAAAGTTGAAGTTGGAGTATTTAAAGGTTGGCTAATTGGTAAAACATTTGGATTCATCATGCGACTCGGTGGTGCTAACGATATTTACGTTTCACAAAACCGCTGTCTCGATGAAATCGGCCCACGCTCCAAGGTTCAATTCTTAATTGGAAGACGACAGGATGGTAAGGCATTTGCTTACGATGTGATACTTTATGGTGCTCCCTCTGCTGAAGAGGTTCGAGCTGGGAGTGTACACATGGCAATTGATGAAATCTCAGAACATAAATCTGAGAGTGAGAATGAGGCGTTCGTGCGCTCTGTTTTGGAAAAGAATCCGCACTTAAAGTTGCGTGATAATGCTGGAGCTAGGAGTGTATACTCACCCACTGAGGTTGCAGCTCGCATTGAGAGACTTCCAAGCAGTTTAGGATTCCTACCCAATCCATGGGCGGTGCCGGTTGTGGCTCCAAATTCCTTTCACGGGAGTTTGTCGAGCAATCACACACGCAGCAGTAGTGACCAACCCATTATTAGAGCACGCTCAAGGACTTCCGCTGATCGCAAAGCGACGCGTCCTGAGGATTGGAGAAAAAGTATGGAAAAGAAAGTTAAAGAAATTGAGGAGATGGAGGAGGATGATGACCCACAGTATAAAGGCCACAGCTTCGAAGAAGCTAAACAGAAGGGCGGAGACCTTCCCACTGAGCCAGGTTCTGTGGCCAATGATTGGCATGAATTTATATTCCCCGACATGAATCGCGTTCACGAGTTACGCCCATTCATGAAGCCGGGTACCAATCATTACACGCTATCTTTGGATGAAACTTATAAGTTTCCATATAAAGCGTTCTGGGGCAACAATCCTACCTACCACAAAAAGAAGAATGTCGGAAAAAGATTTGCCATTTATGCACGAAATGACTGTGCTTTCCCCAATGTAGCTGTAGCATTGTACGGTATTACTTGGGATGAACTGGCGCGCTGTAATCAATACTTAAGTATGAAGCGCACTGCCAAGAATGGTATAATCGCACCGGCAATTGCCATCGGAGTCTTCAGACAGGCCATTAGGGATAGTGGTGTATGGGCCCAACATGCAATGGACCATTACTTTGAATCAACAGTGAGGGGCCTAGTGAATACTTTTCGCAAGGTGAACCGTGGTGATTTAAATGAGATGGCTATGTTGGGTGGGCAAACTTCAAACGATACTATTGATGCTATTCAGGGTTTCATTCGTGGAGCAATTGGATTACCCACATCAATTAGGCAATCGTTTATGGAGGTGTGCTCTGCTGCTAAGGGTGTGAAAGATACCGTGCTGGAAGCACGTGATATGTGTGCACCGCAGCCCATTGTTGAAGATAAGGAAGCCGAAGAGCTCGCAGTCGAAGTCGAACTTCCTGCTAAGAAACGTGGAAGCACTGTTAGAGATGCTTTCCAGATTAATGAGCCTCGCAGCGTGAAACTGTATCCTCTGATGCCGTATGTTCCCTGCGATTTAAGCTTCCCTTTGGAAACCGTTGGTAATTTAGATAGGGCGATGCAGATTCGCCAAATGAAAGAAACCCCCACTGCCAATCCCTCAAAGTTGCAACACATGAATACCGTGACTAAGTTGATTTCCCGCTTCCTATTCAAACCTATTGATATGGAGCAGACGTTCGACACATGGTTTAATTCGCGTTCTTGGAGTAAAGGTAAAAAGTTGAGATATATGAAGGAGTTTGATGGAACCACTGACGATTCCACGACTCGCTCGACCTTTATCAAACGTGAATTGTGTTTGAGTGGTAAAGAAAAGGCAGCCCGCATTATTGGGGCGTCGAAATCGGATATTCAGATGTATTACGGACCCATCACTGATACAGTTAAGAGTGCGATGGCACGACAAACTTTTGATCAGAATGTGGTGTTCACTTCTGGATTGAATCGATTGGAATTGGGAGCACTATTGGAAAACCATAGAGGTTTAGTCGGCGAAAATGCCGTCCATATGAGTTCCGACTTTTCTAAATTTGACTCCACCATTTGCAAATCGCACATGGATTGTGAGGAAACTATTTTGAAAAGATTCGTACCCAATTTCTCAACCGACGTTCACAATTTGATTGCCAGGAATAAACGTAATTTGAAGTTTAAGAGTGCAATGAACGGCATTGAATATCGTGCCTACTGCGCTACTTCACGTGCTTCCGGCGATCCCGATACAACCATTGGTAATTCAGCGATTTGTCTATCCTATTGGTATGCTATGATGCACCTCATCGGTGCAGTGAAAGTGGAGACATCGCGAGAGCGTGTCACGGTGACAGCCCCAATTTATATTATGGTTTGTGGTGATGATTCATTTATTACCACCACACCTGAGTGGGCAGCAAAGCTGAGTCAAGCCGTCCAATTGACGGAGGAATATGGATTCCGACTTGAATTGACTCCTCCCGTGGCAGATCCTTGCCAAGCTGAATATTTGAGTGGTATGTTTATTAGGGCCAGGGTGGTTGGCGATGTGAATGGAGTGAAAACTGATAAAGTGACTTATGTCCATGCTGCGAAGGTTTCACGGGTGTTATGTAAAACACCGTGGACACACAAGGACAAACTCACTGCAGTGGAGCGCGACCATCTCGCCATGGAAAAACTGTCTGCAATGGCAGACAATTTGTGGTATCTCCCTGAGACCGCTTCGGCGATGAGGGAGACTTTCGCTATGTTTAGAAAGAGCTACAAGAGCTACCACTTAAAGAAAGATGAACTGTCCTACATCCTTCGTGGGCCTGCTAAATTTTATAATTGTGCGGAAACCATGGAGGATCTGCAAACTCGCTATCCTGGTTTGATCGATTTGGATCCCATTTTAGCTCGTAAGTTTGCTCCTGCTGCTTTATTGCAGGGTAAGTTTGTGCCACACCAATTGGATTTCGAAGCACTCTTCGATTTCTTGGATGTGGATGGTGTTCCACAGCGCTCTGAATAGAGCCTGGGGGTAGATTGTGTATTTTGGCCAGATACATAAATCTACCTTTTGCAAATTCAGCATGGACCAAATACAACTTACACGAGGACAGAAAAGAGCTTTAGCTCGATTCGGAAAGAAAGCTGGTACTTTAGGTATCAAAGCTTTGAAGAAGAGATTAGGAAAGAAAAGACGTCGCCAAAGGAATAATCGTCGCTCAGCTATGAGTGAGACTATTCATCGTGCTCCAGTGGCTCAGGCTCGTAATATACGAACTGTTAACAGCCAAGCAACTAAACTGGTGACGCATCGTGAGTATGTGAAAGAAATTTATGGCACCGAAGAATTCACAGTTTCAGCACTGTCGATTAATCCCGGTTTGCCATCACTCTTTCCGTGGTTGTGGGCGCTTTCTAATAGATACGAACACTACAATTTCCAAAGTTGTAGATTTGTCTATAAAAGTCAAGCCCCCACTAGCACTACTGGGGCCATTATGATGGCCATTGACTACAATGTCGATGACAGTGCACCCACGTCTAAGCAGCAGATGCTTTCATACCACGGCGCAGTGCGCGCAGCCCCCTGGACGGAGCAAAGCATGTCAACAAGTGCACGCGGCAATAATGCTCGCAAGCCTTTCTTTGTGAGAAACGGCGCAGTTGACGATGCTAAACTTTACGACACAGGCAACTTGTATGTTGCAACCGTGGGTCAGTCTAATACTGACGCTATTGGTGAACTGTGGGTGGAGTACTCTGTCCTGTTAAGCACCCCTCAATCAGATGGTTCGGTTCCAGGTGGTTGGCTGTATTCAGACCAATCCATAACGAACTATGACACGGAGACTGGTGATTTCTTCCCCTCCCTGTCGTCATCAAGTGGACCACTTCCGTGTGAAATTATCTCGTACAGCTATGACCACCCAGAGTCATATACGAGCAATTACGCGTTGAAGTTCTCATTTACCGGCGTTTTCATGCTAAATTTAGTCGTGAATAATGCTGATGGAGACATTGATGGCCTATTGAGTTCTACAGTGACCTTCCCAAATGGAGACGGAGACTTCGCATGGTATACATCGGATGGTCTCAATCATTTTGAGGAAGTGATTTATGGTAATCTGAGAATGATTCTCAACGTTCCAATCAGTGTGCAAAGAGACTGTATTGCGGTCCTCTCAGGAGTGGACTATTCAGTTGCACCTACTGGAAACTCAGATTCTTCACTGGTGGTGTCTTATATGGGAGATGGACTAGGGTTCCCGGGTCATTCGGTCACGAGTGATTCGGTCGCCAGGGCTCTAGCCTTGTTACAAGCTTCCTAAATCTCACTTCAGCAATTGTGGAGGGGTAGTACCCACAATTGAACGGACGAGCTAATTAGAATACTGCAGACCCTTATCGCTTTGTGTGTAAACACGTTTTCCCACTAGAACTGCCTGAGGTGCGGGAGTACGCGGCTAAAGTAACCACGTGCACTGATCGTACCTTCAAACTGTTTGAATTTCAAACTTAGTGGCTTTAAAATTTGTTTAGCACACATCGTAAATATCAGAGCCTCAGAAAGAAAAACTCGTTATACCCAAGTCAGATTCGTCTGGCCAACCATGCGCTTTATGAGCGCAGACTCTCTTGTCAATCTGTTTTACTCTTTCACTTACGCGGTCGACACTAGTCTTCCGTAATTCCACGTCGAGGTATTAACTCCGTGAAGGCTAGCTCTCCCTTTATGCGGGAGATCCCAGCACACTTTAAACTCTTGGGAATTGCCATTGGCTCAGTG